CACGGCAAAGACTTAGCCCTACTGTACGGAGAAAACAAGGTTCCCGTAAAAGAATGCATATCTTTCACACATCTCACCAATGACGACCACACCTTTGTGGCATTGCCATACCTAGCAACCGTTGGAAGAGTGGTGCAGTTTGAGGATGTTCTCCTCTATGACGGAGGCAGGGCGATGAGGGACATACAGTTCGCCGCTGCTCTAAAAGCCTCGCTCAAAATACCATCACAGCCAGTTGACCAAACGATGGACAGGGATGTTTATTTTGGGACTCTAGCGTCTGCGGTCATGCATTGCGGATTTGAAATCTTCTACCGAGACGATTTTTAATCAGAACCTGCAATTACTCGGAAATTAGATATTGTCTATCTCTTTAACGGGTGCATCTTCAACGATTTCAGCATCTTCAATATCCCCACCGTCGCTAAGCGCAGGGAAATCATTCAATAACTCCCTGATTGTTTCCTTGGGCAAAATTCCAGCGTCAGCCATCAAGGCGAGCAACTTCTTGCCTTCCGCTTCCGAATCAAACTTTTCAGCCTGAACAACTCCGGGTGCGCCAGCAAGAACTGCGCGCAACGGCGAACTTTCACGGACATCCATCTGAACATTGACATTGGTTTGCTCCATGCCCAACAACTTCGCTCGTCTGTCAATAATAGACAAAACAGTAGAAACAGCCTTAATGTCAGGTTCTATAGAAACCTCTGTGCCGTCATCCATTTTTTGCTTTCGGTGTTGCGTCATGGGCCAGATTGCGGACTGTAGGGCGTCCAATCTCTCTAATTCCATCTGTAAAACTTCGGGATAGGCGAGAAGTGCCTCTTGGTTTAACTTACCTAATTGCCTACGAATCGAGTGAGACACATTGGAAGTACCGATACCAAATCGTCGCGCTATTTCTGAAACAGGCACGCCAGCCTGCCTCATCTTGAAAATACGCAAATCGCGTTCAGCGAGAAACTCTCTAGTTAAACCCTTTTCAGCCATCGCTATATCGCCTTCATAAATTCAAGAACCTCAAATGGGAAAACTTTTCCTCTTCTCATCTTAGTTGGAAATTCACGCACATCTCGCGCCCCACGGAAATGGCGAACATCGTAAACATATTCGCCCACAGCAGTTGGGTCAGGTGTCAAGGAAAGACCAAATTCTGGCCAGCGTGACCATACGGCTGAACCAAAAGGTCGCAAATCTCTCGTGCTTGAACTCGTACCAAGAGGGGCGTGATGCTCAAGCCATAAAGCGCACTTGTAATAGTCGCGCAACATGTCAAAGTACTTTGCGACCTCCACCGTCACAGCCTCAGATGTTCTTCCGCCGGGGTCAACAAATGATTTGTAGATGGGACCGAGGAGTAAAAGGTCAGGTCGTATCGTTTCAACTGCCTCTTCGATTATCGCCTTGTCAGAAGCCCTCATTAGGTCAACACCTGATGGTTTAATAAGAATATGGCACTCAGGTGCGCCTTTGAGGTATCCAAGATGCTTGGACGCCCCAATAATGCTTGCCGATGAACGGCGGATAATTTTTTCAGGGTTTTCTAAGTCAATAGTCAGAGTGCGAATAGGTTTCATTCTTGCCATGGTGAACGGATGGATACCGTAAGCACTACATATAGCAATTTGACGAGCAAGCATTGTTTTACCAACACCTTCTGCCGCTACGACGATTACTCGCTCGCCTCTTTCGAGAACATTTGGAATAACCCAGTCGTATCCATCTTCAACTTCTTCCAGAACAAGATCTGACCAGTTAACAAGTCTTCCTTTGTCAATCTTGTCTTCAAAGCCAAAAGAACTAATAAGCATTGATGCTTTGCTCAACCGAACATTTTCACTCAAATCTTCTCTGCCTAAAAGGCTTGAAACCTGCTCGGCGAGTGAAGTAAGCGGTGTTGTTGCTTCAATAATTGCTTCTGTTTGTTTTTCTTCTTCTTCGTGCTCTAAATCTTCTTCTATAGGTTCAGCATCTTTTAACTCAATCAAGTCATCTAGGGTTCCGCCAGAACCAAGAAGTTCTGAAACATCTTTAAAATTGTTTGGTGGTACCCAGGAGATAACAGTGCAACCGTTTTTCTCCAAAGTTTTCGCAACAGTTTTGCCGTGTTCCCTACCAACGGTGTCGTTATCGGAAATAATCCAAACAGTCGCACCTTCCAACGCTTTCGTATGAATGTCTAGCCATTTGCCTGCACCGTTGGGCGGGGTTGTTGCACAAAAACCAAGTTTGGCTACATTGTCTGCATCTTTTTCGCCTTCAACCAGCCAAATCATGTCCCCTGTTCTTTTGGCTTCAATCACCTCAGGCAGGCGATACAGAACTTTTGGAGTGTCATCCAATGTGTATAGATATTTGCCGTTATTAGTAGGGTCGGGTCTTCTTTGGCGGAAAGTTTTCTTTCCCCACTGGTCAACGAACCGTTGCTTCTGAAACAGTAGTTTCCCGTTTTCGTCGCGGTAATCGTATGTTGCTACGAGGGACAGTTTTCTTTCTTCGGGTCTAGGAGGATAGAGGTCTATTACTTTGAGGTTTACTGCATCGCAAATTTCAACGACCGAACAACCTGAACCCCTATGGCATGTAACGAGAACTTTGTCGTCTTGACCTAAAGCAACAGATAAGGATGGGTTGTTGTCGTCGTTACGGCACGGACACCGCGCTTCCCAGCCATTGGATGTTGGACGAACACCGTTTAGAAGAGAGAGAAACTTGTCAACATGTTGAGGATTGGAAGCGCTAGCCATTGTTTATGCGCTCGATTTGGTTTTTGATTCTTCCGCTTCGCAAAGCCCTGCGAACAGCAACTGATTGTGAACGCTCTATGGGTAAGTTGATTTTTTCTTGTCTTCTCAAAACTTCTCTTTCTACTTCGTTCGTACCGCCCCAAATACCAAGTGGCTCAAAACGAAGAGCATAATCTAAACAACCTTGTATAACTTCGCACTTTTTGCAAAATTCTAACGCTCTTATCTTTGGTCTATATCTCATTGACCGTGAGTCGGGGTAAAAAAGCGAAATTTCCACTCCACGACAAGCCGCTAGGTTCGTGTCGAAATATTGCTCTATCTCTGTTGGGTTTATCAAGTGTCCCCCTCGTGACTAGGTCTTGATTATTTGTCACAACACTACAAGCAAAATGTTTATACCGTCAAATATTCTTTTCGTACTTAGCGATTCTTTTCGCAGTTTCCAAATCAAGGAAAACATTGACGTACATGACCTTCAGCACATTGTTTTCAACAACCTCTGCGACGACCTCAACACTATCCTGTGGACAACCTATGGCACTAGCGAGACCAGCACGCAATTGCGCAATATCCACTTCTTCATTAATAGTGGTGTCGTAAAAATCCCAAACCTCTTCCAATGTGGGAGGCTGTACCAATGTAAGGGCGCGTAACTCCTTGCCCTTTTCTTCACCAACGACACACCAAGTGCAAGCAATCTTTGGTGCCGTAGACGCTCTTTTGCGAACCTCAATGTGACCACATTCAAGTTTATGGTAATAAGAGACGTCACCCCATCCTCCCTGCTTGTCAATTGAGACAATCTTCTTTTGAGGAGCAGATTTTTTGTTAACCACCGAAATAGATTAGTGTAGTAATCTTTGAAATGTGGCAACCATAATGGGTCTAGACCTTTCTTTAACCAGCACGGGCGTAAGTGTTGGCGGAGTCACAAGAAGTATTAAATCAAAAAAACGCGGTGCTTCAAGATTAATTGAAATTAAAAACATAATCAATGAAATTGCAAAAAATGAGAAAATAGAAATAGTCGCAATTGAGGGCTATTCATATGCTTCTCAATATTCCCAAGCCCACTCGATAGGCGAACTAGGTGGCGTAATCAAGGTGGCGATGCGTGAACTGGGGATACCCGTTGTGATAATTCCGCCAACATGTAGGGCAAAGTTCGCTACAGGAAAAGGCAACTCAGGAAAAATAGACGTAATGTCAGCAATCACAGCGAAAACTGGGATAATCTTCTCGGGTGCTGATGGTAACGACAAATGTGATGCTTGGATTCTTGAACAAATGACCGCAACATATTTAGGTCAATCAGCCTACGAATGGAATAAAGACCAAGTTTTGGCTTTACAAAAATGTGACTTCACGGAATTGAACGAGGGAAAAAATGGCTAGATCGCAACCTATATCGCAGGTCGAAATTGAATCAGAAATCATGCGTCTCTTGGGGATACTTGAAGAAGAGACAGAAGCCTTTGAAACCCTTGCTGTTGACGCCGCGAAAAAAGATGCGCTCATGAAAGGCAATTGGGCTAAAGAATATCTAGCCGCCAAAGGAAGCATCAAAGAACGAGAAGCATGGGCGGACTACAAACTTTCCGACGAGGCTTATTCCTATAAGATTAGTGAAGCGTTAGTTAAATCTAAACGAGAAAAACTACTAACAGTGCGCACGTCTTTGGACGCGCTAAGAACACTGAACGCCAATGTAAGAGTACAAACAGGAGCATAAATGAGCGAATATCCAAAAAGAGTTTTATCACTTGGTGCAGGAGTGCAATCCACTGCGCTCTTGCTCATGATGATTCACGGAGAAATACCAAAAGCAGATGCAGTTATATTCTCCGACACGGGTTGGGAACCAGCCGCCGTTTATAAACATCTTGAAAAACTTGAGGTTTTAATGGCGGAACACAATATGCCTTTCCACAAAGTGTCGTTCGGTAATATCAAACAAGATTTCCTAGATTCGGAAACAAAATTTGCAACAATGCCTTTATATACATTGAACAAAGACGGAAAAAAGTCAATGCTCATGCGCCAATGCACAAATGACTACAAAATCAAGCCTTTAAACAAAATTCAACGAGAACTTGCTGGTTTGAAAAAGGGTCAGCGTTGCAAAGAACACCGCATCACAACCATCATAGGTATCAGTTTGGATGAAAGCCAACGAATGCGCTCTCCTGCGTTTAGTTGGATGCAAAACGAGTACCCGTTAGTTGACATGGGAATCACTCGCCAAGACTGTATTGATTGGTGTGAAAAGCATGGTTATGACCGCCCTCCTCGTTCAGCATGTATCGGATGCCCTTTTAAACGAAACGACGAGTGGCGCGAACTGAAAAACAATCCAGAAGAATGGCAAGATGCTGTTGATTTTGACCACGCCCTAAGGGAGAAGGCTCGGCTTAAAGAGCGTTTTGGTTGGGCTGGATTACATTCGAGTATGAAACCCCTTGATGAAGTTGATTTGCGTACAGAACAAGAAAAAGGAGTGCTGGGATTGTTTGACGGATTCAACCAAGAATGCGAAGGAATGTGCGGAGTATAAATGTCAGGTATACATAAAAGCATCGAGCACCTAGCAACACCGCTAGAAAAACTTGTACACCTTGAAAATAACCCACGCAAAGGCAACATTGATGCAATCGTTGCGTCGTACCGAGAATTCGGTCAAGTAAAACCGATTGTTATTAAAGACAACAACGACGGAACATCAACAATCATTGCGGGAAACCACCAGTACGAAGCCGCGAAAAAACTCGGATGGGAATCAATCGCCTGCATCAAGTTTGAAGGCGACCTGTCAAGCGCCATTGCATATGCATTAGCCGACAACCGAACCAACGAACTAGGAACGACAGACAGCGACATGCTTTTTGAACTACTTGGAGAAGTGGGCGAAGAATACGATGACCTCATAGATGCACTCGGATGGGACGAATTTGACTTAGCAGAGATGGAGGGTGACTACTACAAAGAAGATGACGCTCCATACGAAGCACCAGTCATTCAGCAACTACAACCAGAAGCACCAGAACAGTCGCTACAGCCACAAGCCGTTAGTACGCAAATGGACAACGGCGAAACGATGCTGAGCGCACCAGTAGGCACGGATACTCATCAGGCAGTAACTCAAGGCGCACCATCAGTTGTAGCAAATGGCTCAAAAACAATCGTTCAATACACACTTGTATTTGACAGTCCAGACCAGCAAAGAAAATGGTACGACTTTATTCGGTGGCTAAAAACAGACCCCGGCACAGACGGCGAAACGACAGCAGAACGAGTACTTAATTTTGTTGACTCTCACGCCAACTATTAAAATCTAGTCTTCTACTTTAATCAGACCTTCGACAATCAACTCTTTTAAAGAGTGACTGTCAAGCAACATCATGATGTAATTTGCATCAGGATCCATCGCATCACGCGCCTCACACAAAAAATCAATAACTTGCGCCTCGGATAAACTGCTCTTAATGCTCCACGGTTTAAAATCGCGAGAAACCCTAATAGTAGAACCTAGACGATTGACCAAAACATCCTTGTTATCCACAGGACGCTTTTTAATAATTTTTTCTCTTTTCATAAGTGCCTTTCGTTCTGCGAGAGTATATTAACACGGATGAATATCCCAGCACAAAATCCTAAAAAGAGAATAGACACACGGACTGACAGAAAACGAACACCGTCAAAATCGCGTCAATCAATGAAGATGTTGGGCATAGAAGCAACACCGTTAACTCAACCAACAAAATACATGATTTATGGTGGCGGTCCGTACAAGATTTTATCGTACGCAAAATTTAGAGGCGAACGAACATTCACTGTCGCTGATTACCGAGAATTCTGCATGAACTCTATGAACTCAAAAAGAGTAGATGCCGCGTTGCAACATCTCGCGCAAATCGGATATGTCACAAAACTTGACGCTCCCTATGACCCTAGAAATCCCAATGTAAAAAACATGTATCAAATCACATTATGTGGCGAACATGCACTCATGTATCTCGGTAGAAAGAGACGAGAGCAAGAAGAAGCGGAACAACGACGATTGGGCTACATAAACGGTCAACTCGGTTTAGATGTGCTGAGAAAACAACAACAGTCCCCGCTTATTTAAATCTAAACGGAAAAGAACGCACATATGAAAATAGAAACCAACATCATCAAATGTGCTGACGCATTAGAAGAACTGAAAAAACTGCCTGACGACAGCATCAATACCGTTGTTACCTCACCCCCGTATAACAAAAAGGGGATACAGAACGGCAAAACACAAACAACAAACCAAATTTGGCAAAAGCACAACATCGACTACAACGAATACCATGACAACATGCCAGAAAATGACTACCAAAACTGGATAATAGAAATAATCAACGAACTACATAGGGTCATCACGCCGAACGGTTCAATCTTTTTCAACCACAAACCACGCCGATACAAAAACGAAGCGCGGCTACCAACAGAGTTCATTCATCAAACAAACGCACACATATATCAACTAATCATATGGAACCGCAAAAATAGTCCAAACATTCGCAAAGACCATCTGCTACCAAACACAGAACACATCTATTGGCTATCAAAAAACAAGCCACAAACATTCAGGGAAAATCTAGACCCTCAATACCTCACCGAAATATGGGACATATCGCCCCAAAAACAAACTACTCACCCCGCACCATTTCCATCTCAACTCGTAGAAAACTGTGTGCTTCTTACAACGCAACCTGACGACATCGTCCTAGACCCATTTAACGGAACAGGGACAACAACCACAACAGCCAACCGACTGAACAGGCAATACATCGGTTATGACATAGACCAAAACTATGTTCAAGAAGCCCAAAGCAAGATAATTCAATGAACGCACACCTGCTCAATACGCTTCATAACGAAAACTGCATAACAACAATGCAACGAATTACCGATGGCACCATAGACCTCGTCTTGACTTCACCCCCATATGACAACCTCAGACAATACGACGGCTACACCTTTGACTTCCTCACAACAAGCAAAGAACTCACGAGAATCCTCAAACTCGGCGGAGTGCTCGTTTGGGTAGTCGGAGACGAAACACGCAATGGAACAGAGTCAGGGACATCATTCCGACAAGCCTTACAGTTCATAGAAAACGGCTTAAACCTCCATGACACTATGATTTACGAAAAAAACAGTTCAACATTCCCTGCACGAAAATCATCAAATAGATACACGCAGATATTCGAATACATGTTCGTCTTCACCAAAGGCAAACCAACAGCGACCCTCATTTGCGACAAGCCAAACAAATGGGCAGGGCACAAAGACTATGCAGGCAAACTCAAAAACCCCGTACCTGACTACTCGCCACGAACAAACATATGGCGCTACACCACCAGCAAGAACTCATTTGGGCATCCAGCCCCATATCCACTAGAACTAGCGAAAGACCACATTAAAACGTGGACAACACCCCAACAGACCGTCTATGATCCATTCATGGGGTCAGGCACTACAGCCATAGCCTCTATAGAACTAGACAGAAACTGGATTGGAAGCGAAATTTCCGAACAGTACTGCGAAGTAATAAACAACCGCATTTCACAACATAAATAGAAATAGAATAGGTAAACTAAAAAATGAGTCAAGGTAAAAAAGCCTCAGAAAAACATCTTTACGAAGTAGCCAATATCTTCATGGAGGCATACGCATCCTCGCAAAATGTTCAAAAAGCAGTAGCCAACCACTTTGGCATACCAGTCTCAAGCGCCGCCAAGCAAATAATAACGGCACGCGATAGAGGCATGCTTCCAGCAACTGAGGAACTGCGATTACGAAGACAATACGACAAAGCAAAACGCAACCTAGAACAATATGTCAACGACATGGAATTACGCCTCGCCACAACAACACAGCAACTACAAACAGAAGGAAATAAATAAATGGAAATGCCTGACCTGCCACCAGAACAGCAACGCCTAGAAGAACGCAGGGCTCTAAAGTTCTGGGTTGACCATTGTCATACTCTTGAGGAGAAACTCTCGCAAGCAAGAGAAGAAGCAAGTCAATTAAAGAGTCTTCTTAAAATATGGATGCCTGAAGTAATGAGCGCACGCTCCGAAGACTACTTCGCAGCCGGATGGCTCACCAGCCTTGACACAGAACTTCCCAAGATGGATGTAGACATACACAACGCAGCAACAATTCTTGGGGAGATTCCGACCTATTGGGACGGGAATAGTGACCCCGCAACAAATACAACTTGGCGGACATACGAAAAATGACTAAGAATATTCCGCTAATTGAGCGATTCTTTCAGAAGGTTAATAAGTCTGGTAACGAGAAATATCCAGATTGTTGGATTTGGGATGGTGGGAGAACAAGTAAAGACTATGGTTCTTTTAAGTACTATCCAGACAAAACGGCAATTGGGGCACATGTGGCAAGCCACTTATTTCACCTTGGCGAAGTTCCAAAAGGAATGCTCGTCTGTCATCATTGCGACAATCCTCCTTGCGTCAATCCAAAACATCTATTCCTTGATACATACTCTGGGAACATGAAAGACATGTTTGCAAAAGATAGACAGGGTTCTGCTAGCCGTCAAAGAACACACTGTCGCAGGGGACATGAATTCACACCTGAAAACATTTTGTCAAG